TCAAAAATAAAAATAACACTTGTGCATATTGAATAATCATATTTGTTCCCATCATTAATGATGTCCATCCAAATAAGAAACCTATCAATGTATATGCTAATCCAAGTGTACCATATGTAGCACCTTTGAATGGTAACATAAACAAACTTGTAAACATTGGTAGAAACATAGGAACTAAAAGAGACATAAGAGGCGCTATAATTGTAAAAATTACAATTGGCGGTAATGCTTTCAACACTTCATTTGAGAGAATTAAAGTTAATATTTCACGTAACGATATGTATGATTCTGCTGTAGTCATAGCAAACCAATTCTTAAAACCACCAAACGTAAACTCAAACGAGTACTTATTGTATAGTGTGTATGGCCATCCATACGAGTTTCCGTCAAATCCTAAATCAGCCATACGAGGCATACTAATTGAAAAGCTAGGTTTACTCGTTTTATATTTACAAGGCATACTATTATTCACACTGCTGGTTTTAGTATTTATTTTCGAGACAGAACTTTTACTAAAATAATCGCTCTTTTCTATTGGTAGAAGAAGTGATAATGATTTAAAATTCATAAGACTTATGAAATTCGCACCAACAAGAATCATTATAAGCATTGAAAATGTTGCAATCGAAATTGCATATAAGAACTTTCCAAAATTAGCGGTTGGTTCATCATTTGTTGTTGTAGAATCTTGTTTAGACTTCTTTGCTTCAATTGCCGAGACAGTTGAAAATGACATTATCTTATAGTATATCTAGAATAAAATGAAGTATTTTCTCTCTAGTAATTAGATCAAATGTATCTAAATATTACAATTATGATAGCTATAATATCTATATCAATCATAATATCGTTATTATATCCATTACCTGGAACAACACATTTTAAACAATATAATTTTAAACAATATAATTTTAAGGAAGGACTCATCTCAAAAAATTCAATAGAAACACCTGAGTTTGATATATCATATCCATATTTACAAGCAACACATCCACCAACAGATTTTGCAGTAGAAGCAGCACATAAAACAGAACAACAAAATATAAAAATATCAAACAAAATATTAAAACGTGCAATGAAAGCACGTCGGTTAAGAGAATAAATATAAGCAAAATTAACGAGCAAATTCTAGTCCAGCATTTCCATTAGAAAAAATCAGGATATTGTATCTTTCTTCCATAACTATCATATTATATGTGTAATCATATATACCATATGCAGGTTTTATTGTACCTATAACATTTCCATCTTCATTGCAAATTGTTTTAAATTCTGCGTTTGGGTCGTGAACTGGTAACATAGTAGTTAATTCAAATTCTGTTGTAGTAAACTTGCTCATATTCATTGCTCCACTTGGTTGAAAATCATTGTGATCTGTATTAAGGCAAAAATTATATAGGTACAATCCATCTTTAGCTCCACCAGTTGTTCTATTATATTTTTCTATATAGTTGAATATCCCGACTGGTTGCGAGTCTTCACGGTATTTTCCATCTAAAATTAATCCCCAATTTTTCATAATTTCTTTTTCATTTTGAATTTGATAATCACCTGTTTCGTAAATAATATTGCTCTCTTGAAAATTAGTAAACTCGTCCGGTTTCGTATACTCTGATTTAGAAACATTTACTGGTAAATGTTTGTATTGCCAATTCGTATAATTAGACCATTCATTCCGCATATATACATCATTACGTTGTAAAAACCACATATAACTTGATACCATGCCTAAACTTCTTACATCAATACGTTGTGTACCGACAATATTCTCATACAGAGTAGTATAAATTTCTTTTATTAAATATTTTTGTGGCTGAGATGCAAATATTCTGATTTCATCGTCGCTCAAAAAGCAATATGTAGAAACTAAATGAACGTCAGCATTCCATTGGGTTCGCTTATCTTGATAAACAGGTTCTGTTGTCTTAATTTCAATTGGAGGAGGACTGTGAAGAAATTTATAAAATCCATATTTTGGATCACTCTGGTTTGCACGAATATAATCTCCAATATCTTCATTTCCTGTCTCGTGTATTTTTCTTACAACAAATAAGTCTTGTATAGGACGGATTGTAACTTCTATTGATAATTCAGAGTATTGTAGAGAGACTAAAGGAAAAGCCATTTTGGCTGCTGTTGTAAACCAAATATTTAATGGTATATATAGTGACCGCCCGCGAATTGATGGCTCTACACCAGCAAGTGAATAAGGTTCAGCTACAGGAGATAATGCAGACGGATATCTTTCTTTTCTTCCAAAACTATTTGCAGGGTCATTTAGTTCAGATATATTTCCTGTCATTCTATTATACAAATCTTTCTTAGCATTACTAAAATCTCGATCAACCATATTCATCATGTATTGCCCTGTAAGTTCCTGTATTACTTGTCCACCTACTTTGAATCGAACAGTTTCTATTAATTGTGACCCGATGTTTTCAATCCATTTAAACTCAAATGGGTTTCCTCCACTGTTATCACTAATATCATAAACAGGACTCCATATGTTTGGGAGATTCAAAACAAGGTATGTATCCATCAAAAGGTCTGCATACCTAGGTACCTTAAAGTCAAACACAGAACTATCAGTCATTCTTAGATGTCTCTGACCGTCAAAGTCAAGTCTAAAACGCTGTAATCCAAAGTTGCTATACTTCGCATATGTAGACTTAAAGAACGTTTTACTAGGATTGCCGTTTAATATTATATTTTGGTTTCCATACGCGACCAGATTTAAAAGACCACCTGGCATTATATAATTGAGCCGATTAATTTTTAAGCAGAAAGCAGATAAATAATAGTAATATATATTAGATATATGAATTCTTCAAAAGCAGTAAAAATATTGCAAACAACATTACAAAATGAGAATTTACTTAGGTATAGTGTATATGGATTTTTAATTATTATGGTATTATTAGTTGGTGCATGGGTATATAACAAACTTACATTGCGAAAAAACAATTGTTTGTCATTGGACACATTATATAGAGAATTTGCTAAAGTCCATACCATAAACACTGCAAACGATTTATACAAACACGACTTAAGAGATTACTATATAAAGACGGCGTATAATGCATGTTCTGCAGGAAAGTTTAAAAATGATTTTGTAGACTTATGTGCACTAAAGAGTTGCATTAAGCAAGGTATACGGTGTCTTGATTTTGAAATATACTCTGTTGATAATAAACCTGTTGTTGCCACATCATCTGTTGATAATTATAAAGTAAAGGAAACATACAACTATGTCGATTTCGATGCTGTTTTAAATACTATAAACAATTACGCATTCTCTGGAGGTACTTGTCCTAATCCAGGAGACCCTCTTATTATCAATCTTCGTATAATGAGCAATAATACGCAAATTTACAATATAATGGCAACGGATTTCGAGAAAGCATTACAGAGTAAACTTCTTGGTCCGAAATATAGCTATGAAAACCACGGAAAGAATATAGGACAAGTTCCATTAAAAAACTTAATGGGTAAGGTTATTGTTATAGCGGATAAATCAAATCCATTATTTGAAAAAACTCCTCTCGATGAGTATGTTAATATTGCGAGTAATTCTGTTTTTATGCGTTCATTACGTTTTACTGATGGTGTTAAATACACTCCTGATATTAATGAGCTTATTGATTACAACAAAAAACATATGTCAATATGTTTACCAGACATATCAGTAGACAATACTAACATATCATCCTCATTGGCAATGAAATGTGGATGTCAGATGGTAGCAATGTCTATACAAAATTTTGATAATAATATGCAATACTATGATATGTTTTTTGACGAAGTAGGAACATCATTTGTATTAAAGCCAGAAGAATTGAGATTTATACCATTGACTGTTGATGCACCTACTCCTCCTCCAGAAAAATATTCATATAAAGAACGGGCAATTGAGTCTGACTTTTACAGTTTCAAAATATAACACAATATATAACAAAAATTTATATAATTATGAAGGGATGATTTTTCATTGTATATCTATATTTTATGTAGTATATATATACAATAACTAATAATGAAGTGTATTGATAAAAATATGACACTTGAAGAAAAAGAATTGGCTATTGTCCGTGCGGCCGCGGATAAAGCACAAGAAATGTCTGGACGAACAATGGTACAAAATGATGAAACTAAAAATATAGTTGAGATAGTTGAGAATTTTATACGACAACGCAAGCTTGTATGCTATGGAGGCACTGCAATTAATAATATACTTCCTCTTCAAGACCAGTTCTATAATAAAGATATAGAATTGCCTGATTATGACTTCTTCAGTGATAAAGCACTCGCAGATGCTAAAAAATTAGCTGATATATATGCAGAGAATGGCTATACTGATGTAGAGGCGAAAGCAGGCGTTCATTTTGGAACATACAAGGTTTTTGTTAATTTTATGCCTGTAGCTGATATTACACAGTTACCAACCGAGTTATTCAAATCTGTAAAAAAAGATGCCCTTCAAGTGAATAGTATATTATATGCTCCACCCGATTATTTAAGAATGTCTATGTATCTTGAGTTATCCAGACCTCGAGGAGATGTAAGCAGATGGGAAAAAGTATTGAAACGTTTAACCCTTCTAAACAAAAATTATCCTATGCGCAATCCTAAATGTCAAGATATTGACTTTATTAGAAGTTTTGAAGGCACTCCAGAAGAAGCACATGATATTTATACAGTTGTGAGGGATTCTATAACAGACCAAGGATTAGTATTCTTTGGTGGTTATGCTAGTTCTCTCTATAGTCGTTATCTTCCTAAGAAAACCCAAAAACGATTTCATTCAAAATCTCCAGACTTTGATGCTCTTTCAGAAGACCCTAAAACATCAGCTGTTATTATTAAAGAGCGGTTAATTGATTCTGGATTTGAAAACACAAAAATATATAAACGTTCTGGGTTTGGAGAGATTATAGCTCCACATTACGAGATTGAGGTTGATGGTGAGACTATTGCGTTTATATATAAGCCTCTCGAATGTCATAGTTATAATACAGTGAATCTTGGAGGAAAATCAGTTAAGGTTGCAACGATTGACACAATGCTTAGTTTCTATCTAGCATTCTTATATGCTGATAGAACCTACTATGATCATGACCGCATTTTATGTATGGCACAATATTTATTTAGAGTTCAAGAAAAAAATCGCCTTGAACAAAAAGGCGTATTACGCAGGTTTAGTGTAAACTGTTATGGTAAGCAAAATACATTAGAAGAGATTCGTGCTGAAAAGGCAAAAGCATATGATAAATTAAGAACAAAGCGCGGAACAAAAGAATATGAAGAGTATTTCTTGAGATACACTCCTGGAGAGAAAAATATAGCATCAAAAATTAAAAATAAACGCAAAACTACTAATAGTAAACGTGAGTTGAAGTCTAATACAAAGACCAAAACTAAAAAAAACAATAATCATAAAAGCGTTAAAAACAAATCTTGGTTTTAATTTAAGTTATTAATCATACTCTTACGTCGGTTAAATAATTGAAATTTTGTTTTATGGTTCGCTTTTTCTCAAAACTTGTTTTATTTACACAATTGAAGATTAAAATATATGTATATATATATATATACATACATATATATATATATTTTAATGGTTAAAACAACAATTAATAATGAGTGGAAAAACTATATTCATAACCAGATTGAACGTGGTGTTAACAAAAAAAAATTGGAATCTGTTTTAAAAAAACAAAATTATAGTTGTGATATTATAAATGCAATATTATATTCAAATGAAATAGATAATAATTTGGTAAAAACAAATACTAATTCTATTGATAATGTAGTTAATAAAATATGTTATAACAAAGAACCTATGGTAGTCACATATGAAAATTTTCTATCAGATGAGGAATGTGAGTATTTTATTAATATCTCTAAAAAAAAATTTATACGAGCATTAGTTTGTGATGATAATAGCAATGAAGGAGTTATATCTAAAGAAAGAACAAACTCAAATACATGGATTACACACGATTTTAGTAAAATTACAAAAAATATTGGTGAAAGAATAGCCAAAATAATAGGTATACCCTTAAAAAATGCTGAATCATTTCAAGTGATATATTATGATAAAAATCAAGAATATAAGAATCATTATGATAGCTGGGACCATAATTCTTCTCTCCAAACATTAAATTGTATGAAATATGGTGGAGCAAGATTAATTACTGCATTATGTTATTTAAATACTGTTGAAAAGGGAGGAGAAACTAAATTATCAAAATTAAATATTTCAATTACTGCTGAAAAAGGCAAACTTTTAGTATTTCAAAATACAATTAGCAAAGATAATCATACTAAACATTTTTTATCAGAACACGCTTGAACTCCAGTTGAAATAGGTGAAAAATATGCATTTAACTTATGGTTCCGAGAATGTCCTATGGATACTCTATATAAGGACTTTAATCCAAATTATTATAATAATAAATGAAGTTCATAAAATCTAATTTTAATTAAAAAATATTTACGATATTAAACATACTTTACATATTTTTTTACATCGGTTAAATAAACCATATCAGGTTTTTTGTGTTCATAACAATAAAGTCCAAGTGGTTTACCTTTATAATTGAATTCTGGTATAATGGTACATTTTTTCTCAAAACAAGTTTTCTCAAAACAAGTTTTTTGATTTGTTGTTAAATAAACCATATCTGGTTTTTTGTGTTCATAACAATAAAGTCCAAGTGGTTTACCTTTATAATTGAATTCTGGTATGATGGTACATTTTTTCTCAAAACAAGTTTTTTGTTTTAAATAATCCATAATTGAATTTGATATTGATATTAAATATAAATCAATTTTTTTAATAATTGTAAAACTATATACATATTAGTTTTAATCGCATAATATGTATATGAAGTATCTTATATACATACTTTTATTGATAATGATTTTATTGTTTTCAATCATTTCATTAAAAACAGCAAAAGAAGGTTTTAACACATATGACAACTGTGTTTCTCAAGGGTATCCTCTTGACTGGTGTTTGAAATCACCGATTGATGTTTATGATTCTGAATCATTATGTTCATGTCCTGCAGGACAAAAAATATATAAACGATATGGGAGATGTTTGTGTCAAACATATATGTCTCAAACAGAGACAGCATAGAGAAAATCTTTTAAAATTTCATTAATTGTATTCACAATTAATTTAATTAATGGTTGGTTAGATAAAGAGATAGGTGTATTCATTTTAGTCAAGTATCTTATTGCAAGAGCAACGATTGAGCATAATATAAATACAATACGATGTAGCCCATATTTTGCAATACTCCATCGGCTAACTAAACTACACATTGTTCCTTTTCCTTCAACAAAAAATGCTGATGTATCAGCAGCACCTTGCATAATTCTGTAATGCGGATTTACCTCACTTCGCGTAATTATTGTATTAAAAATCGTCCTATAATCTACTAAACTTATATATAGTGAATCCCTGAGTCCATCTTTGAATAAATGAGGAATAATACCATCTACATATCGCCCATTTTCACAACTATTTCCATCAGTTAATAAAGGTATATATGCAGAACGAAACAATGTTTTCACTAACATTTTCTTGTCAGAAAACTCACTGATTACTATTAATTTCAATGTATCTAGGTCTGTATATGTAATATGTAATCTTCCATTTAATTTAATAACCGAATCATCATCTGGAAAAGATTTATCAACAATATCTTTTATCAGTGTTTCTACTTCACATAAGTTACCTTTTTTTTTGAGACAGTCCCTCATACGAATAAATGCTTCCTCTACAATGCTATCAATATCACATATATATGCAAGAGCAATAAGAGCACCAACACTACTACCTGATACTCTCTCTATTTTTAACTTTCCTTGTGATTCTAATTCTTTTAAAAACATAATCGACCCAAGACCATATGCTCCATTAAATGCTCCTCCGCTAATAATTAAATCAATTGGTTTCTTAATAGAAACAGTTACATTTTGAGATACTGATTTTACATACTCTTGTAATAACTTTGACATAGATTACCTTGTTATGAGAGATAAATATGATATAATAAGCGAGCTGTATTAACCGCTCAATCTATCAACCAGTTTTCGTGCCGCATAAATTGTAAATCCAAATATAATACTATTCATAAGATATCCAGTAAAATTTAAATTTCCTGAATTTGCATAACAAAATGGAAGTGAATTTATAAATATCTTGCGAACAGCTGGTAGTTGATACATAAAATATAACAACGCCGTCAAAATTGGTAAACTTAACTCCGCATAGATATCATCAAAATTATCTTTATGTGTTTGTTTATTAGCATTCTCTCTGATAATAGCATCGCTAGTTTGATGCTCTGTTATATAATCTGATATCTGAATTTCTGGAACAAAGTTTGGCTTAACCTGAACATCTTGTTGTATTCGATTCTCATCATTAGGAATGTCTCTGGAGGGCAGTTTTGTTTGACCGCTAGCACTTGCTTGCTGTATACCTGAAACAAGCTCATTAACATCAACTTGTTTTTGCTCTGCTCTTTGCGGAAGTGTTTCTATATCACGTTGCGCTTTAAGTGCCGCAGCTTTATCATTTACAACTACATTGTCTTTTTCTTTAGTTTGTAGAGTAATATTCTCATTTGACATAGCAGTTGGCAAAGAGTCGATATTAGTCGTACCAAGTCCGGACATTGTGTTTGATATAGATATTCATTCTATATCAAACAAATCTACGCATAATCATTCATATCTGAGAAAGATACACGCGTTTCTTTTGAAGATTCACAATTCTTCGTAACTGCCTTAAATCTATGACAATTTTTTCCATGCTGAAATACTTTATTTTCAACATCTGAAACACGAGGTGCTACAAACTTTAAACATCCCTCACCGTGACACGTTCTACGAAACAAACTTGCCAATCCAAGTCCCAACAAAATAGACACAAGTATTTTGCCATATTGTGAATTTATAGTCTTTTGTAAAGTTTGCAGCATATCTATATTCTAGTAAGATTATTATCATAATACCATAATACCATAATACCATAATACCATAATATTATTCTTGGATTGGAATAAACTGTCCTCCGTCTTTAGGGCATTCCGCGAGCATAGATGTAAACTCAAAACAGGTTCCTACTTTATCAGCATACTCAATCTTTCCTACATTATCAGGTGTAGGATGTACCATAACCTTTTCGCGCGGTTCAGTCGATAAATATACAAATACTAAACCGACCAAAAAACTAATAAGCATTATAGGCAAATTTATAGATCCAAAAACATTTCTCATTTTAATAATGTAGTATAATAATTATTCGTTAAATAATAATCATTAACATAATTATTTCATATTCGATATAATGGATGGTAATTCATCTGAGGCAGGAATTTCTAGTTCTAATGAAGTGTAAGGATCTTGTATTAATCTATATATTCCATCTTGACATGGTGGCATATCACCATCACTACACTCTATCGTATTATTTGCATACTTAAGATTTCTTAGTCGTGTAACAATAGGTATAATATCTTCTTTATAATGTTCAACCATATCTCTAATTAATTGTTGAGAACCTTCTTCTTGATATTGTTTTGAGAGATTTTTCAATTTCTGTTTTGCAATAATAAAATACAATTCTTCTGTTTTAATTGCTTGTTTATTCTTATCATTATGCACAATATCATTAAACATTTGTTGTGTTTCAAACAAAATTTTATCTGAATCCATTAACTCTTTTCGAGATTCATTAAATCGACCTATAGCTTCTTCTTCTTCAGTGTATCCAAATAATAAATCTAACTTATCACGAATTATAGAAGAACGCAATTGTTGTCTATATTCTGAAAGCTCTCCATATAATTTGTTTACTTTCTCTACTTTTCCTACATTAATTTCAATGTTTAAAGAGCATTTATTAGATGTATTTCCACAAATTGCTTTTAAAACACCATTTTTATTTGTGAATATAGTTTCACCTTCTTTACCGCAGTTTATACATTTATTTCTTAATTCTAGAAGTTTCTTGCGCTTTTGAGCATTTGTGAGTGTCTTATTTCGTTGTATTGTTCTACGTCTTCTTTGAAAGTTTGTATCATATTGTTGCTTTAGGCTATAGTAGTCATTAACCGCATTTACAATAGATTTATCCATACTGTATAAACTATCTACATATTATTACAGAAACTAATACATCTATTTAACACTATTATTCCATAAAGGAATGTTTGTTATAAGATCAGTATTGTTCTTAGATTTTGCGATAGTTAATTGATTTAATTTAGACATTATATACACATGTTTATCATTATTTTTTTTAGCGATTTCAGCTTGAGTTGGCTTTCCTCGATATTTATATAATAATAATCCTCCGACTACAAACAATAATAATAATGTCATACTCACATTAAAAAATACATTGACATTGCGAGTTTTGAACTTTCT